AATCCAGAATCTATAACGTTAATTTTTTCTAGTTTGCCAATTATGGAACAGTGACCACTAGCTCCAGATCCAACAGGATCAGTAATGGATAAAATAGGAGGATTTATAATGTCATATCCAGATCCAGGTGCAGATGGGACTACGCTTTGAATTGGACCATAGTAAACATTATCTTTTGCTTTATAATTTAAAAGTTCAACACCATTGATAAAAATACCTGTTAATCCTGGATTAGTTTCATATACATTCTCGCTAATTTCTGGATTAGAAATTTTTCTAATTAGTTTTTGTGATTCGAGTAATTGGGTACTCAAATCGGTATATGTAAAATCAGTAAGTTCAAACTTTGCATCTGTAACAGAACCATTTACGGATACAAAGTTTTCCGTAAAAATATTATTTCTGCTTCTTGCTAGTTTTACTTCGGTCCCACTTACCTTTTTAATAAAATAAATTCCACCAGAAATTCCTAAAGTATTATCTATAGTTGGTTTATATACAATTGAGTCTCCTGTATAAAAACCATGATCACCAATATTAAGAGTTGTTCCTGAAAAAGATCCACTAAAAACTACCGATCGATCATTTATTAGTAAAGTTTGATCTAAATACGTTGGAAGTGACGGTGATGATACGTACAAAGATCCACTATCGTCCGAATAAACATTTTGTACATTGGAAGTATAATTATTAACAGATGAATAACTTTCTTTTCTAAGTTTTGTAATTACTCTTTCCGCAGATACTTTCGATACGTTTCTTTTTACTGTATAAGTTAAATCTGAGTTTAATTCGTTTTGTTTTGATCCAAATTGAACAGTAAACGATTTTTCATTATTAAAAGAAATTACATTAGCAGTTTGTTCATCTCCAGAAGATGGTACAAAAGTTACCAAATCTCCAACTCTAAAAGAATGATCATCTGACAATGTGATATTATACAGTTTGCCTTTTGAAGGTTCATCTGATTTATCTACAATTGATATTTCAGAAACCTCATATTTTACTGGAACATTAAAGAACCAATTATTAAACTTAGAATCTTTTGTGTTTAACCCTAAAGACTTTATTCTAATAGTATCTCCTTCAGAATAAAAAGCACTGTTATCTGGAAGATTTAATTCGGATAAAACACCAGTGATTCTAACTTTTACTATACTTGTGTTTCCAGAATCAGCATATCCATATGCAAATTCGTTTGTTTTTATCTCAGTGGATTCCGGTATATCTTGAGATATACCTTGACAATCTAAAAACTGATTTAAGGTTTTTGACCCATATGTAATATTCAATGAAGTTCCATTTTCAAGATCAACAACAAGAGTTCCATTTGAAGTTGGAAATGATACCGTAGAATCTACTTCTAAAGTCGTTGATTCTGAGGGTATTCTAGATACAACTCTCGTTTTTGGGTGGATTTTAAATTCTCCATAAATCGATCCAATAGATAGAATATCTCTATCATATCCAGAATCTAAACTTATAATATAATAATCTTTAGATCCTCTTCTAATTTTTTCTACCTGTGTAATAGTCCCTTGTGAAGTTACATTTCCCTCAGAATCTTCTTGATAAAGAGTATTATTTACGAGAGATTCTGGATTTCCTTCAATTTTTTCTGCAACTAAATCGGAAGTAATACGATATTGAGCGTCTGATGGTTTAATTAAATAGTCTCTTGGTCTTATAACTTCAACATTCTCTCCATATAGAGCACCAAAAAGAATTTTAAAAGAATTATCTGTCCCCTTTGAAGAATAAAAATCTATAGATTGCTTTACAAAAAGTCTCTCATTTAAATTAGAATATAACTCCCTATCTTCAAATCCAGGTGTAATTTGTTTTTTAACTTTTTTAAAAAATTCTTTAAGAAAAAGAATACTTAAGTTGGTTACAGTAGTTAAATTTCCACCAACTTCAATGAAATGTTCCTCTGCTTGAGTTTCTGAAAAAGTTAATTCATCTTTCACTTCATAAGAAGTGACACCACTAAATCCCCGAATACATCCATCAAAAGTAGTGGAAGTTTTTGAAGTATATGTAATAATTTCGGAATCGATCAATAAAAGCCCATAAGAATCTGGAAATCCTGCAGTGGAAGTTACATTAATTGTGGAATCAAAAAAAGTTACGTCTGAAGTTAAAGTTGTTGAATCTATTAAATTTGTTAATTGATCAACTTTAATGTATTGATCAATATTCTGAAGTATATCGCTTACATTTCCTTGACTTTCCAATGAAATGTAATATTGTGATAAGAATTCCGAAACAAGAGGAAACTCTTCCGAAACAAATTGGGGTAGTTGATTTTCAACAATGGAACTGATTTTGATTCTGGTTTCTTTCATTTTATTATATTCTTACGAGGTCTCCGTTAGTGTAACTTGATGTAACCTTATATGTAGATCCAGATATATCTGAACCAGAGGAAATATCATCAGATAACATATTTAATATACTGTTATTAATATCTAGTTGCAAATATAAATCCTGCAATCCAATCACATCATTGGATTTTGGAACCACTGAAATTTGAATAACAGGTTGCAAAAATGAGGTTTTTGAAGTTGCTACAATTTTAACTGGATTTAATTTTATTTCTCCTTTTACATAATCAATTTTACCAACGTTAGATTTTACAATGATTGGTTCATTTTCTGATTGTAGTCTAAAGAAAAATATACTTCCAGTTAATCCATTAGTATTAGGAGAATCTCCCATATACAAAGTATCATTTATTCCTGCAATTTTGAATCCAGAAGATTTGATATTATATCCATTCATACTTTTAATATGAAACTGATTCCCATAACAAATTTCGTAATCAGCAAATACGTTGAGTTCTGTTCTTAAATCACGTCTCATTGTAATTTTAGTGATATTGGATGTAATAGCACTATTTGAATCGTCAATAATCTTTAAATATTTACTATATTTAAATCTTGCCCCATACTTATTAAGTTCTTTTGAATTTGCATAATTTTTAATGTTGTTAAAAATAATATCTCTCAAATAATTTGAATCATTAGTTGCATTTGAATTATAATATGCAGTAGTGTCTGCTTCTAGATACAAATATTTGAGGTCAATAATTTCTGGCACAATACCAGCAACTGAGTATCTCCTTAGATCTCGTTCGATATTGTCCTTAACTTGAGATGAAACAAATGGTCCATTGATTGGTTTGATACTGATAAAAACTTTTCCGTACTGTGGAGGTGTTAAATCCTCTCCACCAAAAACAGAAATTGATTCTGCTTCTGAATATATCGTAGGAATGATTGTCTCATAATCGGATGCAGTTACTGCGCGATTTTGCGTAGAATATTTTCTTGGAGCATACTTTTTAATTGATTCAACGGATTCAATTTCTCTTCCATTTTGAGATGGAGAATTTGTTGTAATTAAAGAAATACCGGTTGTAACAACTCTATTGTTATTATCTACAATACGTCCATTAAAATTAAATGAGGAAACTCCATTTCCACTTTCACCATTAGTAATATTATAAGAAACTTCGATATAATTAAAGTTTGAAAGTTTTTTTCCAAATATACCATCACCAAAAATTAACTCATATCTTTGATCTTCTATTTCTTGTATGAAGAAAACTCTTGATTCTGAGTTAATATTAAAAAGATTTTTTGATAATTTATAAACACTTTTAACTGTACTTAACTGAGTATCTCTGACAAAAACACTGATTGAATCTATATCAATGTTTGCATTATCCAAAACAAATTTTTGACTTTGATCATTAGCATCAACAGTAAAACTATTGATGATATAGGTTCCCTCGTAAATGTCGATATTTTCAAAAAAAGCAATTCCATTTACTACTGGAACTGTAATATCTTGTGGAATAATAAAAGAAAAACTTTGATTTCCAAAAGTAGTGTTTGCGGTGCATACAATTCCCTTCTTCAATGTTAATGTAATTGGATTTGTTGTGAATCCTGTAGTGTCTACAAAGAAAGAAATATTTGCTTTTGATGCTGAGCGAGAATGTGGAACATAACCAATATTACGCGCTAGAGAAACTACATTTTCTCGGAGAGTTGCACTATCAATAAAAACCTCATTGCTAATCATGTTAGCATTATATGAGGAAATATATGTATTATATGCTAAAACATCGATCAAAGTTGAGAGATTTGATCCTTCAAAATCGTAGTCAGTAAAATTCGAATTCGCTCTTAAATACTCACGAATTGAACTTTTTATTTGATCGAAATCTAAATTTGTGAAATTAACTAATGCCATTTATCGTGTTGGCTGAAGTGCAAATGATAACTGTTGCGGTAAAACATCAATACCTACAATTTTATAGTTTATAGTGACATTAAATTCATTATTATCATAATTTGGTGCTACATTCACTGAAATTAAATCTACTCTTGGTTCGTAATTTTGAATAGTATTTTCAATTTCATCTTTAATTATTGATGCTGAGATGTCATCAATATTTTCAAAAAGAGAACGACTTACTTTTGACCCCAAATTTTCATTAAAAAAGCGTTCTCCTGGGTATGTTAATACTAAATTTCTAATAGAGCGAGCAATAGCAGTCTCATTTTTCAGAGGAATTAAGTCATAATTGATTGGATTGACCTGAAACGTCATGCTCAAGTCTTTAAAACCTTTACTGACCCGCTCTAACGGCATAAAAAGTATAAAATCTGTATTATTTATTCGGTTTTTTTGAGTTCGTAGAGTGGTTCCGTTCCATAATCCCAGTCATCATAGTCCTCATCATTGCGAATTTTTGAGTGAATTTCGTTCTGATGATAAAAATCGTGTTTTTTTGGTGTCAATTCGTCATTTGCAATCTCACGAAGCATTTTTTGCTTCTCAATTTGATTTTCCCAACCATATTCACTGCTCAAATACTGAGTTCCCCATTTATTTTTCATAAAATTTTGGTCTTTATCGACTTTTTTGGACATTGTTTGCTCCTGATTCCTTAAAATCAGAACTTTTTACGGGGTTGCTATCCCGAGTTCTCAAAAATGTTAGTATTGTGTCGATTTAAAGTATAATTTTTTTGTATTCTGACTTCAGAATTTTTAAAAGTCCAACATTCTCCATTACTATCTAGGAACACAACCCACTCTAAATCATGTTCTTGAGAACGATCAATTACAAAAAAAGCCCAACCTTTACCTTTAGGAGTAAAGACTGGGATTTGAGGATTTAATTGTAGCATTTTATTTTATTTTCCTTGACCACGATACTTTTTCTTTCGTCCATTGCGAGAGGTTGCACTCAATAGTGTTCGAGGAGAACGTCCCTGACGTGTCTTTTTGGGTGCTCCAGGTTCAAAAATAGTCTTATTCGATCCACCTTTAGCCATTTGTAATTTCCTCCATTTCTAATTCATTAGGATCAATATCTTCTCCCGAGTAAAAACGCTCTGAGAAGTCTTGGATAATCTCACTACAGTCTTCCATAGTGAGATCTGTATAAATTTTACGCCCTTTGTATAAAAGATTGTAAAGTGTACTCATTAGATTACGCGAGTTTTTTCATGTCCAACTCTAATGCGAGGATCGCACCAGATTTCAAATCCTGCCTCTTTTGCATCAAGACAGAATGAAACATCCTCTCCACACATATCTTGAACTGCACCAGATTCAAAGACTTGCATCTTAGGAGCAAACCAAGGATATTCGAGATTCTCAAAAACACCCTTCTTAATCAGAACCCAACCAAATCCAGTGTAATCAACAGTAAATGGTTTACGACGCTTTGAGATAGACTCAACGGTTTCATGATTCATGACTCCACCATTCTTGCGGAAATCATCTTCTTCCAACCAGTGTGCTACTGAGGTTGTGTGACCATCTTCTGTGGCATACCAACCAGCAACGACTTCTTTCTCTTCACCTTCTTCATTCAGTGCAACATCACAGAGTTGCCAGAATTTTTCTGTGTTGAAGACAATATCCGAGTCAATCCAAAGTTGATAATCATATTCTAGTTTACCATCCCAAGGAATTTGCTTCGGACCACGAAGTACATTTGCTCCAAGAACCTTACAACGTGCAAAGTTCACCATTGAAGAGTAGTCTTGAGAAATTTGAATACTCATTCCATTTTGTACAAGATCAAAACAAAGTTGTACAAATGCTTTTAGAAAGATAAAAGAACATCCTCTGCCAGGAAGACAGAAGACAATCGACTTACCTTTCATTCTTTCTTTAATCGCATCATAATCCCATTCTTGTTCTTTGGGTTTAGGTGCGGTTGCTTTTACTGTAAATCCTTTTGCCATAAGTTAAATTAACCTTCAGATCAATTTTATCGTCCTATTTAGTATTTGTCAAATTGCCTCAATGAGAAGAATTCAACAGCACTTCCTTACTAACATAAAGTTCTTCATAACTTAAATCTTCTTTTGAAAGGTCCAAATCAAGAAGATCAATCATTCTGTGCATCATCTCCCAGGTCTCAGAAAATTTACTCTCTGATAAACTGTGATATATGCACCGATCCTTTGCGTAAATGTGATAAACTTTTTCAGTCATAAAAATATTTTCCGGAATTTTTTCAGTGCTTTTTATTTTGTAACCGCATTATATATCAGAACTAATAAAAACCCAACAGTGCCTCCGAATATCGTAAAGCACTGTCGTGGATACCTTATTAACCATCCCGCAAAGACAACCTTCCAGAAGTTCCAATAAGGTTTACTTCTTTTTCCTTTTACGCGCACCATTTGCCTTTGCTTGACTCTTACAACTCTTACAACGTTTATCGGGACGAGACTTACCGTTCTTGTGAATCCAACGTGTAAACATTTTTATCTCCGGAAAATTTTTATGAGTTTAATATTTAGAGGTCGAATTGTCACCTCTGTAGGTTAGGGACTTATCGATTTTTATAACCGGGGGCAACGCAAAATATAAACAATAAACAATTAAATAAAATAACTGCTATAACGAATAACAAACTGATAACGAATAACTATCATTATTCGTCATTGTTTATACTAACTGCCCCCCTAAATCACTGTGTAATACTATAAAATAGCACAGTTCTTTATACGAATCCCCAACAATTGTGCTACTTATACAATAAGAATTGCCTATTCTTTATACTAACTGCCGCCAATTAACGACGAACAATGATAAGTATAAAGAACTAAGTTGCCCCAAGTGATATAAACAATTAGACAAAGTAATAATAATAAATGAAACATCTATCAGGCGATATACCTTACTGTCGTTGAGTATAATACACTTAAGAAAACTGCGATTGTATTATAATCAGAAACGTACTGATAGATCTTCTACGTAACTCTTAACGTGTTCATTACGCTCAAGATCAAAGAGTTTATTCCAATCAATCTGATGTGGATTAAAATCTTCATTCACGTTAAGTTCCAATGTGATGCGATACTTATTCTTTTGTGCTGTGAGAGAAGAAGTTGCCATAAGACGGAAGAACGAATAAACTCTACTTGTAAATTCTACCAGACCTTATTACCCCTGTCAAGAAAACTCTACAACGAACTTTAATTATAAACGAATCTTTTCTATTTGTAAATGCTCAGATAATCCTATCAAATTAAATTGCAATACGAATCTTATCTAAACACGAATGAACTTTTGATTTCATTCTGCTTAGTCTTGTGAATAATGATTGTTCTGTACGAATCTTATCTAATCACGAACAAACTTTGAGTTGTGATCTCATTGTATGTTTGGTATTATAAAAAGCCATACGAATCTTATCTAAACACGAATGAACTTTTGAATTCTTATGTTTAGTATGGAATTGTAAGTAATTCAATGGCACGTAAAGTACCTAATCACGAAGGAGTTTGATATTCTTCATCGGGCATTCGGCACATTGGGAAACTTAATGTTAAACCCTGTTCGCCTTTCATATAAACCATCAGTGTTTGATGTTTCTATTCTCTTTCTGTCAGATTGTTACCTTTTGGTCCCGTAGGAAAGTTCAAGAGCTGCTCTAATGAATTTGAATAGGTGATTTATTTATAAGTCTTATTTTGACATTTTGAAACTTATGTTAGGTGTTTATGACATAACATTCAAATAGATGCTATAAAGTATCAGAACCCCTAAAAGTGTTTATAAGTGCCTT